GTAGCGACTTGGGTCATCAAAGCCAAACTTGGTGAGTAAGTCGGTGTATAAGTTCTGCCAATTAATGAGAGCTTGGAACTGAGGAATCTTAGTTACTAAGGTTAAGAAGTCTTGGATATAACTTATGTTGCGGTCGCGGTCTATAACGTTCTGGGTAGCAGTAACTGAGATACGATAATCATGCTTCAAGTCGCTGGGCAACATCTTAAAATAGTGATAGCTATCTTGAGTTTCCCCAACCTGCTTAATAATCTTTTGTTTCTGAGTGTTGGCTTGAATTAGCTTGTAGGCCCTCTTAAGCAAAGGAATTATAAAGTTAGCTTCAATGTGCTCATAAATATCATCAAGTCTGTTGCCACCCGCGTTCTTCACTGCTTGAATTTCTTGAGCAGTCACCCTTTCTCCGTTGCGGTAGGTGTTTGCTGATATCATCGCCCCTACACCAATGTTTTTGTCTATTTTAGTGTCTAAAACTTCAGCTTCCTCATAGGTGACATTAAAGTTATTGGCTGGTGGGCGCATAGGTGTTAGTGTATCTGGTCTGCCTACTGGGATAACTTTGCCAGGCGCGGTCACAATGTCAGCGGGGTTAGTAACACCATCGTCAACAAAAAGCCACATATTATCTATAGAAAGCGCCATGTTGTCTAAGCGTTTGTTGTGCAGGATGTTGTTAGCTAAGATAAGTCCTACTGAAGAGTCTATTATAGACAGTGGGTAAGATTCTTCTGGGGTCTCAAAGAGCAATCCTATGAGCCAAGGACACTCATCAACTTCCTCGGTGTACAAACAGTCGTTGTCTATGCATCGATATAAGCAGCCCTCAGCCGGACTATAGAATTCAACTACAGTAACGTAATCTTTGGCGGGTAGGGGCGCGACGTCTCTAAGATTGTAAAGTTGGGCTTGCCTAATTTCATCGGCCTTGCCGTAGTGTTCCCAAGCATCTTCGACACTCACATTTCCCAAATCCAATAGCCCGTCTTCAACCCAATCTGAGAACTCTGCAAAGTTAAGAGGGATTTCGTGGAAGGTGTAAGAGGTTAGGGGGTCGTAGCGTTGGCTAGATTCTACATGGACATCATAACTATTAAGGCACTTAAACTTAATGTTGTCTTCATCATCACACCACCAGAGAGACATACTAGAGAAACCTGTGAGCAATAGCTGGGTCAAGAAGACGCGGAACTCTCTTTTTAGATTGCTGGAATTAAGACAATCAAGGAAGTAGGTGTTCACCAAAGGCACTATCTCTGCCAACCCAGGCTCAGTAGCTTCTAGGCGCGCCCACTTATCACTGAAGAATAGAGCATTACGAATGTAGCCACCTACTGTCTCTACCAATTCAAATATACGACCGTCGTTTAGTTTAGCTTGCCAACCATCATCTTGGGCTACTACTATTGGGCGTGTCTTGTACATACTCCAGAGTTCCAGCCACTTGGTTGTAGTAGCCTGGCGAACCATTTTTTCTTGGTAGACTATGGAGCGAATGTGACTAGTCTCTTCGGTAATGTTGTCAGAGTCTATATTAAAGTTGTCTAAAGTGTTAAGCATAGTAACTAGAGTATTGATTAAAGTAGGATGTGCTTTCGTCTTCTAAAGAGCGCTCCATGAGGTCTTCTAAATGCAATCGGTAGGGGTCGAAGTTAACCTTGAGACTGTGGTTATATTGCTCTCTAGATGGTAAGCTCTGTTCCCAAAGAGTGACCAAGCCGTCGAGGAAATCGTCGTGACGCACTGCTGGATAGTTAGACAGTTGCTTCCAAAGGTATTCGTTTTGTTTTATAGCTTGGGTCACTATGAGTTGACCGGCGTTAATTGGTAGTTCTAGTACACCTTGTATCTTACTTTCCTTTTGGCGCTGCTCATAGTGACCGTAGCAGATAACCTTCTTACCATCAACCTTGGCTGCGTCAGTTTTAAACAGCTCTGGTACAAGCATACCTACGCCGTTCTGCTCATAGAAGACTCGTAGGGTATTGTACTCCTCAGCAAACTTTATGACTTGGCGAACTACGGTGGCTGCTTCCATGCGGTCAACCGCTGCGTCTATTAATACAAGCCTACCATCAGAAGTTTTGCCGCCGACTAATATTGCACAGTCATCACCAGTTTTGGAGCTAGAGAATGCGGGGTCAACAGCTATAATGGTGTTAAGCACTTCTATACGACCATTAGCTAGCTTGACACAACATAAGTTTCCCCTTCGGAACACATCAGCATTTTCGACAATAGTGATGGCAGCGGTGTTGAATAATGAGTGGTCTTTTTCAAACACTTGGTTAAGGTACTGAGAGGCAAATCTACGGGGCGGCGTAGTGGCTCTCATGTTCTCTTCCCAGCGAGCATTCCTTTTCTCATGCCAAAGATAACCATCGCTTGCGTCTGTGCCATTTTTGTAGATGTTGCGGACAAAAGTAACGAAGCTCATAGCATCAGCTTTCTCTAATATCTGTCCGTAGTAGTCGTCTATGGCATAACGAGTGCCGGTGACAATAAGCTCTCCACCCAATATCTCAGGTAAGCTATATCCTTCTATGCCTTCTATTGCCACCAACTCAGGAGGGTTTAGTACGCTTTCAATATCAGCAATCCATTCCTCTACACCTTGCTTCTTAGTTTCGCTTTCAACGTTTTTAAAGTCTATAATGTCATCTAATATAACTAAGTCATAGTGTTGCCCTGTGACTGTCGTACCCACTGAAGTAGCATAGATAGTTGGCTCTTTAAAGCGCCCAGGACGTACTACTTGAAGCGCTACATTATTCCAGATTACTTTTTTGTCTTCTGCCTCGGTATCACCTTGAAAGTTGCGGTCTTTATTTTTAGCTTGTAACTTAGGAAGGAGTGCCCCTGAGATATGGGGTCGCTTGTTCCAAATGTTAGCTAAGTCATTGTTTTCAAAGTACATCCTAAGTTCCCTAACAAAGGAATATGCTAGAGACTGAAGGTTACAAGCTACTAGTATTCTAATATTTGGGTTTCTGTAGACTCTCCATAAGACATATAAAATTGTGCCCAAAGTAGACTTCAAGTGACCGCGAGACATTAAGATTAGCCTACGTAAGCCAGCGCCGAGCCAATCGCCAGCGTAGGCTAATTTGTGTTGGGCTTCTGGGTCAACTTGGGGGCGACAAACATAATCAACTAGTTCACTATGGCATTCTCCAAAGTTTCCCCAACCTCCGTGAAACTTAATAAGCTCAGCGAAAGCTTTCATGTCTGTAAGGGCGCGAACACTTAAGTCTGAAGATTGCTTAAGCTTGGCACTTGGTAACTTAGCTGAACGTTGGTACTCTAAAACTGTTGCGCTCTCGGTCTTCAATAAGTTACCAGCGCGCCCCTTAGGAGACATTAGAAGGTTGTCTATTTCTATCTTTGGCTTTCGTGGACTCATCCTAGCAACCCTGTCCTTTGTGTGTTACTTTGGAATTGGGCACTAGCGATGTTAGAAGCAGCAGTGAGATTAGTTTGTAGTGTATTGCCGGCTTCTAAGTCACTTTGTAGCTGCTGTTGCTGCTGAGTAGCTGCTGTTGCTTGGGCTTGTGCAGCGGCTTGGGCTTGTTGGCTTTGCTGGAGTTGAGTTAGGTAGTCGTTTAACTGTTGTTGATACTGGGTGTTAGTGGCGTTGGCTGCTGTTAATTGCTGTTGCAAAGCTTGCTGAGAAGCAGCGTCAGAGGACTGAATCTGTTCAAGGGCTTGTTGGTTTTGGGCTTGGATGGCTGCTAGAGACTGCGAGTACTGTGCCTGTAATGCTGATGTATCAGGAGCGGCTACAGTAACTGGGCTAGCAGCTGGTGCTGAGCTTCCCATATAAATCACGTTTGGGTGAATAGGTCTAGAGTGAACTGTTGTCCTGATGTTGGAGTGTAAGCGCCGCTAATGGACAACAAGCCATAGAGAGATGCTTGATTATCCTTAGAGACTGAGGAGCCTGTGGTCAAGGTGGTGAACGGAACAAAGCCTCCTGTGTAGTTAGCAAATGCCCCTGAGCCCGACGCGACTAAAGAAGCTACTGTAGTTAAGGAAGCTATGAAGTCAGAGTGTTGTGTGCCGGTGAGAGTTAGAGAAGCTTGGTCAGCTAGGGGAGTAAAGGTTTGCTGAAATAGATAGAGAGTGCAGGCTGGGATAGCACTAGAGTTGTTTGTCTTTAAGTTGAAGCCAGTGATGAGTCCAAAGGCTTTAGGCACATTAAAGGTGAGCACTTGTGCTGTAGCTGCATTGATAACTTTGCCTGCTGAGTAGGCTGTAGTGTTAGCTGGTCGAGTGAACGTAACTATGGAACGATTGTTAGCCATTGCGAGAGTACCTCTGTGCTTTGTTTTCCGCGATACGGTCTTCTATTTCTGATATGCGCTCTTGTTCTTTAGCTTGCTCTTTGTAGCGGTCAGGTTCTTTAGTTGGCTCTATCTTTACGGCTTGTTCTTTAGAGGGTTTATTAGCAGTCATGAAAAAGTCTCCTATGCTTGGTTGGCTATAGGAGACTATGTGGTTGGTCTCTAATGATTGTCTTCCATCCTCAGAAATCTATCGTAAGCAGCTAAGAGGTCAGTGAGGTCTAAGCCATTTCCATCTAAGTGTTGCTTAATGAACCTAGACCCGTGACGCTGCTCCTCAGCCTTTTCATATTCTACTCTTAGTGTATCGGCTAGCTCTAGTTGACCAGTTATCTTAAGTACTTTATTAAGCTCAAGCTGCTCTAGTCTACGAGTTACGGACATTGAGTCTAAAGGGCGCTCAAGTAGGTCAAGCAAGTTTATCATGACCTCTTTAGGCTCCCAACCAGCTTTCTTAGCTATCTTGAGTATCCAGGTGTAGGTGTCTACTGATTTCATCCCTAGTTCTCCTTTGTAGAGCAGCGCCAACAAAGGCTATCTGCGTGTAGTGTGTATTGGTAGCTGCTCATAGGAAGCTCCTTTGTTTTGGCTTACTCTAAAATTATAGTGTACATTTTCCAAAGTTGGCGCATTTGCGGGGGTAAGATATATTTGCACCTTTAGTTGTGATTAGCGCCAAATGGAGTACGCAATTGCAATGGTTTCAGCCTTCAATTTTGGAGGATAGCACCCCTAGTTTTGTCTTTGGTTTTGGGGTAAGGAAGTTAGGCTGGTTAGCTCAAGCTCAGCTAGCTAGGGAGTGTACTTGAGTAAACTAGAGACTATAGCTTACTGAGAGTCAAGCTAACTCAGGTAATCTTCTCCTTAGCCTAGTCCTGAGTTAACTTAGACGGCTAAGGACTGGAGATATCTTAGTTCCCTATAGATATTAGACAAATAGAACTTAGCTTACTCCAGTTAGCTTAAGTGTGTACTCAGGTTTAGTTATCTTAGCTAGTCCTGAGTGTACTAAGCTTAAGGGCGCTTGAGTATTAGTCTCTAAGGTATACTGCATAAGTACTTATAGCTTTAACTTATGTTAGCTTAACCTTAGTACTCTTTTAGTCTCTATAGTTCTTTGTATTTAGCTATAGTCTCTTTAGCTTAAGTAAACCTGTGGTTCACACTGGTGCTTAAGCTTACTAAGACTGAGGCTGACGATGCTTAGACCGCGCCTTTAGTCTTTAGGTTTATTCCTTCGTATCCTAGGCTTACGTCTCCTAGTCACTACAGAACTTTCTATGGGTGGGCTACTATCAAACTGGTTAGGGCTGGGGAACCAATAGGCTACCGTAGAGCTTAGACCGCTCCAGTAGAGGGCAGTCTTACGGTCATCCTCGGCTTTACCAGTGGCTAGCATAAAGATACAAAAGGCTAACACAGACGAAGAGAAAGCAACCTGGGTAATAAACTTGAACACATTAATCCTGAAATCCATGCTGTCTTAGATGCTAGCTTGTGGTACTGTCAAAAGTTGGTAACTGTGGTTTGCATCCCCACTGGGGGACTGAAGTTAACGTTGTCTAAATTGTGCTGAAGTGTGTTGGGGCACCCAAGCTAGCCACTTCCCCCCAGTCGCTTAAGCGCGCCGATGCACACCCAAGCCTGCTTAAGCGCACCTGTGCTTAGCCTCGCTTAAGCGCGCCTAAGTACACTTACGTAGATATAAGTGTACCGGTGTAAAAGATGACTACAGACATATACGTGTACTTGGGTTGGGGTGGAAGTAACCAAGGAATGTAACCAAGGACTGCACAAGAGGGTTTGACTAGGGATGCCAAGGAGGTGGGTGGTTGATGAGTTTTGCTTATATTACTGTAGAGTTATATAGTTACGAAACGATAGCGTATCATAATTACCTAAAAACCAAGGCAATCCACATCTTAAGCTTTTCTTAAGATTTCCAAATACTTTCCAAATACCAATTGACAACTTAAGTCCACCAAGGTTATAGTTAACTGATAAAGTAAAAGGAGACTCAAATGAAAATTGACTTAGATTTAATGACTAAGGTTTTAAGAAGGCACAAGAGAACCAAGGCGGCTTGGTACAGGTTGGCCGAAGGCTTTCTAAAGCCTAGACCAAAATCTATCAGGGTAACTATAGACTTAGAGCCCTTGCCTCTAATGAGAAAGCTAGAGGCTAACTGGGGTAAACTACAAGCCAACCAACGGTGGGTTATAGGCGCCGATGCCAATGGAAACCCAGTGCTACTGGGAATTGAATAGTTAACTCATAAAAACAAGGGAGACATTCAAATGACTAAACTAACAGTTGACAACTTAAACGAACGGTATCACGGCACTGAATATGTCTTCGAGAAGGCTGGAGTAGCAGCCAGCAAATACAACAACAGACAGCTAGGCTACCTAGTTAGAAAAGACGGGAAGCTATGGTGCAACTATAAGACTCTAAAAGAGTGTTTGGCTCAAGTAGAGTTCTGGGAGGCTCACAAGGCTAACGTAAGCGCCCCTTAGCCTTGGTGGCACTGTCTAGCTGATAACCTAGTAAGCTAACAGTGCCATCTAAGCGGCAAGCGTAAGCCCAAGCCTCACCAACACCTGAATACCTCAGCCTCAACAGCACAGTATCGCCACTGATGACCCTCGATGTCACGGTGGCTTTCTCTTGCACACTGTTGCTTGCACCGCCTGAGTTCACTAAAGTATAATCAAACTGCTGACCTACGTTAGCCTCGTTAGCTCCATCGAACACCAACCTACTTAAGATGGCTCCGGAACCTGTTGCTAGCACATTGATGGCTCTCACCCTAGCGCTGCGTAGTATCTTGTCTGAATAGAATGCCTTAGTGACTAGGTAGCTTATGATAGGTGAGGCTATGGCGCCACCAGCATACTCACTCACGGTCACTGTGTTGCCAGAGGCGCTGAGAGCTTGGTCACGCCCATAAGCCTGCACTAGGTTGTTGCTACCTGGGTCTATGCTGTCTATGAGGCAAGCTGGTGTTATCAAGGCAGCGGTAGACGACTGTACGTTTGCTATTGAAACCGACCGCGCCGTGATGGTGGAATTTGGGCAAATGTAACTGGTGTTGCTTAAGTCGGTTGTTTTTGTCGTATCCCAGAAGCATATGTGAAAGTTACTGAGGCTAGAGTTAGTGGAGTTAATGAAGTTTACTCCATAGCCATCATAACTTTGATAGATGCTTGGAACACTGGTGAAAGCTAACTTAAACTCACACCAACTTTCGCTCTCCAAGAAATAGCAAAGCAGTACACTAGAGCCTGTAAAGCTAATAACAAAAGCCCGCATTGTTGGCGAGTACACAAGTGCCAGTGGAGCATTATTAAACTTATCTGAAACTTGAGTACTCATCGGCGTAACTTGTATTTCTGAAGTATACAAATTGTACTGAAGCTGATACAAACCATGCACACTTACGTAAAAGATTTTGTTCTCATAGATAAGTAAGCAATTTTGGTTAAGTGCGATTTCGTTGGAGATGCGGCTAACATTGGTGGTGGTGGCATTGGGAGGCAAGATAACATCTGAGCCACTGATACGAAACAAGCCAACATCAGTACTTACTATTAGCACACCATTGACGCTTTGGATGCCCAGCACAATAGAAGACGATTGCCCTAGAACTACTGTGTATGCTGAGGTCGCGCTGAAGTCTATTGTGCTTACTTGAAAGTTGTTCCAAGTGATGCCCCGGTATTCCCAGTCCGCATTGGAAAACGTTACGGTGTTGTCGAAGCCTGTGAGTACTACAGTGTCACCAACGTTTAAGACAATATTAGGATACTTACCAGCGCCGACCGCTCCTATGGCACCATAGCCATACAAAGGCACAGTGTAGTTGTCCGCTATGAGCCAATATGTTTGCCCACTTAAATCAACCACGGTGCCAGGGGCATACATAAGCTCAACTACGCTACTCAAGCTAATACCCGGGCTGGCGTTGGTAGCCATAGAGAAATAGGAGGCTGATGTCGTTGTAGCGGCGTAGGTAGAGTCAAAGACCGCTGGAGATACTGGGTTTTTGTCTACATAGGTGATGAGTGACGTAGGATTGATAGCATACCCTGGCGCTAATAATATTTGTCTTGTACGGAAACAAAAGACTTCCTCGCCGTTAGGGTTGGCTGTGTCAAGCGCCCCAAAGCTAATGTAAGCTGGCGTTCTGTTGCAGTAGAGGTTAGTGTTTCCAGGTAGGAACGCACCGTCGCTAAAATCCCATTGGGTGGCTGTTGTGGGTTGCCTATTAAATACCCTAGTATATTGAGTGGCGGTCGCTGAGTTAGTTTGGTAGGCGACTATTGTGGCTTGGGTTGTGTCTTGCGTTTGGCTCTCATTCACCAATGGGTTGGCAACCAAGTTCACTGGCACTTCAACATTCACATTCAAGGGCACTGCGTTTAACCTGGCTCCATTGTCGTAAAGGAAGTTGCCTGGGTAATATGAGGCAGAGCAAGTGTTTAACAAATAAAAGCCGTGCGCCCTTACTTGTGCTGAAGTAGTTAGCCCATGAGGGCTGACGGTAGTAATGGATAAACTGTAGCCCGATTGACTGACGGACGACGCTGGTATGAGTGCGTTTGCGCTTGTGTACACCAGGGTATTGGTTGTCAATAGTGAGTTAGGCACGGGATACTGGACTATGGTGCCAGCTAACGTAGACCCACTTGCTGTAGACAATGCTATGGGACGCTTTAGTATAGCCAGCGCCCTTAACGTATCCAAAGTGCTTGCCATTAAGACAAAACAAACACCTTGCTGAATCACTACTGCGAACGTGATGTTGTCGTTGGTAGCTTTAGAGAACGCGCCATACTTATACACTGTAGTACCTGTGAGTCCATTAGGCTGCACATAGTCTACGTATATGTCTAGCCCGTTCTTAAGTATACGATAGTTTATGGAATCATAGGTAAATTCAAATAGCTGAAAGTTGTTGGTCGCGGGTATGGAGCCGTAGTAAGTGGCAATCGTAGAACCTACGCGTTTCTTTATCTCGTTGCGTTTACTGACATAAGCATTAGTGAGCTTATCAGCATACAAAATATCCCCAGACATTTGGTAAGAAGCTGATGATAATCCTCCAAACGCACCTACTAGTTGAATGTCTGGGTCTTGGTGTACTTCTCTTGGGTTTATTCTTTCAGTCACTTTATTTATCCTGCTGCTAACATTGGTGCTATTGAACCTGACTCTGATAACTGGCTAGGCAAGCTACCTAGGTACATATTTGAGTTTCCCATTGCACTGTTGCGGCTCCGTCTGCTGTTGCCACCTCCAAAGTCATACCTGCGACCAGCGGTGCGCCCTAGCTGCTGTAGTTCAGCGGAGAATGGGTGATTGTAGTCACTTAGGTTAATGTTGATGTCACCACTCTTTAGGAACCTTTGCCTTGGTATGGTGCCCATGCGACTCATAGCCCAAAGGTCGGCGATGCTTACTTGTTCACTTTTGCGCCTAGCTACCTCAAACCAACCGTTTTCTTTCATGTACTGCTCGTATTGTCTTACTTGCTCTGCTGGGCTTGCTTTCCCACTAGCGACCCTATTGTAGTTGTTTATGTCGTTCATACTATCCCTACCAATCCCCCACAAGCCAACGTTGCCAGTTGATGTCCGTGCATTAGGGTTAAAACCAGACTCTTGGTTCATTATGTCAGCAACCCAAGCGCCTGGCACTCCCAAGTTATCAGCGGTCTTATTTATTTGTCTTCTTAATTCAGGATTGCTTCTGAGTGCTGAGTACCCCCAGTCGTTGTCTAAATTTACTGGAAACTGACCGACTTTGACCCACGCTGGTATTGAACCAGTGTTGATGGGGCGTTGACTAGTGAATCTGTTGTGAACTGGGGTAGGGTCAACTTCACTGGGTTCTTGATACATACCAGCATTGATAACTCCATTAGACAATAAAGTTGAGTTGCCGTTGGCCTTTTTGGTTGGGTATATTGAGCCAAATGTTGTCGCCCCGCGAGGTTGAGGCACATTGGAGTAGCCGGCGTTCTGAAGCGATGCTAAGTGCCCTATGGGGTCTATGGTGTTCTGAAATCCATAGTTGAGGCTCGGGTCATATTCCCCTTTGTTATTAAGTTGAGGCTGTCTCACTTCAAATAGCAAATGGGGGCCGGTGCCATCGCCAGAGCCATCAGCAGCACTCACAACTTGACCCGCGCTTACGTTCGCCCCAACAGGCACCAGAGGCTTTTGATGAGCATACCTATACAACATACCGTTATTACCCATTATGTCTATAAAGCCTCCGTAGCCGCCTGGGTTACTACCTATGTACACTACCTTTCCAGCCACCATTGCTATGTTCTTGGCTCCTAGTGACTCAGCAAAATCGACACCTGCGTGCTTGTGTGCCACTGGGTTTCCATATTGACCAGCGGCTCTTTGTTCAGCCCAGGGGCCTGTGACTTTAGTGGACTGCATACCGACGCTTACGGGAGTAACTATCTGCTTGCCTTTGTAAAGGATGCGCTGAGTTTGAATGGGTGGTTGTGCTGGAGTGTCATCGTCAGAGTCATCCTCAGCTTGTGACCCCGACCCCTTAAAATTTGGTTGCACACCATAGGGTTGGTTTATCTGTTGTGTAGATTCTAACTGAAGCTTCTGAAGCCTTTGGTTAAGCCCATTCATCAGAGGCACGGTGCTCTTTGCGTACTGAATCAACTGGTCTCTGGGTACATCTAATCCAGTGCTGTGTAGGTCTTGGTATTTGTCATAGAAAGCTTTTGTTTGCTGAGCATTCTCAGCTTTCATAGACTGCTGCACGTTTGATATGGCGCGGTCTTTATAAGACAAAAGGGATTGTAGTTCGGCTTTGGCATTGGGGTCGTTAGGGGCTTGCTGTGCCAACTGCTGTGCCTTGTCAAAGTCTGACCCTAGTATCTTCTGTGCAGCGGCTCTTTGTATTTGTTCGGTGGTTGATAGCTGCTCTGGGGGTTTAATGAAAGACTTAGAGAACTGAATGTAAGTGTCAGCTTTGGTGAGGTCTAATTGAGCTATTGAGGTGATAGTACGCTGTTGGTCTAAGGCTACCTTGTCTCCATCGGTGTCATAGGCTATCCTGTTCTGCGCTAGGCTGATGGCTTTGATGACTGCTGGGTTGTCCTTGAGTCCAGGCGTGTTGGAGTATATAGCTATTTGCTCTGGGTGCAGGTACAAGTTAGCAGCTACTGCCTTTGTCTCAGCGTCAGTGAATTGGGTTTGAGCTAAGGCTTGGTTACCCATGCGCTGATTAAGGTCTTTGAATGTTTGCGTAGTTTGGGCTACTGCTAATTTCTTAGACTCCTCATCACCTGTCTGTGCTTGGCTTCCAGTGGTAAAGCCAGGGTACTGAAGTGGTAGTTCATTTTGGATAGCTACCTTCTGGGCATAGCTAATCTTCTTAGAGTTATACTGAAGCTCGGCTTGGTTGAATGCTTGCGCGCCCTTAATGTAGTTGGCTGTGTTTAAGTCAACATTGGCTTGGTACTTGGTGTTAGCATCCTGGTTGGCTTGAGAGCGCTCGGTAATGGTATTTAATATGGGCAAGGTGGCAGCAACTATATCTGAGTCACTCATGCCACTAGCCTTCATTTGTCCTATGCTGGCTTGGAGTCCTTTGTAAGCCGCATCACTGTATTGTTTTTTTGTCGTATCGTCAGGTGCATTGGTTATCTGAGAATACAAAGGCACCAATGAAGACTGAAGGTTGGCGGTTTGAAGAGCTATATTCTGCTGCTTGGCTTGCAATTGTGCCTGTTGTAAGTTAGCCCCTACTGTCTTGTTACGGCTATCTACAGCGTCGGCCGCGTATAGCATCATGTTTTTAAAGTTCTCAGCCTGTGTAGGGTTCTTAGGCTGGTAGGTAGACAAAATAGCAGCTGCGTCATTCTGGAATCCTACTGTGCCATTCTCCCAATTGTTGGCTTCATAGTTGGCATGAAGATTAGTTAGCTGGCTCTGGGTGCGCGCGTAGTCAACATCATCTTGCATCTGTTGCTTTTGCTGCTGCAACTTTAGTTTCTGTTGCTGTTGTTGTTGTTGCCAACCAGTGTACGCCGCGACCCCCGCATTAGCCAACTGCACTAAGGTGTTGGGCTTATTGTCTTCTGCCACATAAGCTTGGGCACGCTGTTGGTCTAGGTTCATTATTTGTTGGTTAGCTTGCACCTGCCCAGCCAACGCCGCATTAGTGCTTTGGGTAATGCTTGCTATGGATTGTTGTGTCTGTTTAGCCAGCGAATCGAGTGCCCCCGTTTGCATGGCGTAACCTTGGTCTGAGCCAATATATCTGTCTGTGTTTACCACGTGTGTTATCCTACGTTTGACGAATATGAGTCACCTACATAGCTACTAGCATTGGCTGCTGTAGACCCCGAACCAAGGGCACTCACTACCCCAGTATTTGAAGTTCCATTTAGTTGATTCATAAGAGATTGTGTGCCACCTGCTGCGACCCCAAGGTAGTTAAAGAAGCCTGGGGAACTGATGGCGTTGGATTGAGCTTGTAAGGTTTGGTTGGTGAGTGCCGCGCCTTGTAGTACCGTCTGCTGTTGTATCTGGTTGAGGTAGTTGCTAGAGTACTGATTTAAACTGTTGGTTAGTAAACCTATGTTAAGGTTAGCTGAGTTAGCCGCGCTCTGAGCACTAAAGCCAGCGTTAGCTACTTGCTGGGAGTACTCAGCGTTCTGCATTGCCTGGGTGGCTTGGTAAGATTGTTCTGTCTGATTGACTTGAGCGGTGCCTTGGGTAACAGCAGAGTTAGCAGCGTCCAACCCAAGAGTGCTAGCCAGTACGCCTTGAGCATTAGCATCTTCTGTTTGTGCTTCCTGCTCCCCTGTTTGTAGTTGGGCATTAGCTCTAACCGCATCGTACTTGTTTCCATTGAGCAAGAGTTGGAGAGCTTCGTTGGTAGAGCCACCCCCTTGTGCTGCCATCCCTTGTAACATCGCGGCTATCTGATTATGGTTGGTTCCAGATTGCCCTAGCTGTTGCATAAGTGCCTGCGCTAACTGCTGCTGACTAGAGTCATCTGATGTCTGTGTAGATAGCTCTTGGTTGCGGGCGCTTGTGTCTTGCTGAAACTGTTGGAATTGGGCTTGCGCGTCTGCTGAAGCCTGTTGTATCTTGGATTGCTGTTGTTGCACACCAGCGGCAAACTCAGCATTGTTAGTAGCAATGGTGTTAACCAGTTGCTGTGCTTGTAGTTGGCTTTGGCTTTGTGCATATTGAAGTTGGTCTGTGCTGGCTGTGATTGTCGCATTTAGATTGGTGGCTAAGTTTTGGTTTTGAAGCGCCACATAGTTTAGTTGGCTATTGAGTGCTGCCACTTGTTGCTGGTCAGCTAGCACTTGCTTCTGTTGTGCTGCTGCGTTATCTTGACTAGCCAACCCAATCACTCCAGTGACTACGCTGACCGCTGCCCCTACTGCTCCCACAATAGTCCTCCCATGAGAAAACCCTCCTAAGTATACTTAAGAGGGTTTGTGTGGTTTATTTAGACAAAACGGAAATCGCACCCAGTTAGTCGGCCTTTAGCCTGGCTGTCACCCAAGCGCCCTCTTGGGCCTCTTTGGTCTCGTGGTACTGGACAGCCGAGCGTAACTCAGTGTCCGGGTATTGCTCTTGTACCCTAGCAAGTACCTCCTCCCTATTGTTGGCTTCATAGGGTTGGCAATCCTTGATACCAAACTCTCCATCGATACTTCTCACGCCGTAAGTTTGGAACTCACCTGAACCGTTGTGTTTAACTTCTTTTGTGTATGTCATTTGATTTGGTCTCCTTTGGTTGTTAAGTTAACTGTAGCAGTCTGCTTCTGTCTTGTCAAGTGGGTTTAGAAATTAATTCGCACCCAGGTCCTCATGTATCTTCATTATCTCTGACAAGAGGACTGAGTCATCTATGGACAACCATTCCTCTAGAGTACTGGTCTTGTACCACTCCCCTTCAATCTTTATTAAACCCTTTGTCACTGTAACGCTGTAGCCGTTTATCTCTTTGTTCACCATGTTGAGCCTCCTTTTTGCTTTCTTAGTTAACTATAACCCTAGTGGACTTAAGTTGTCAAGTCTTTCTCCTCAGATTTCTTAGCCGCTTCTAGCTCAGCCTTCACTTGAGCTTTATAGATTTCTAGCTCAACCAAGCTCTGCTCATGTTCAGCCCGCACTTGGGCTTTCTCTTTCTCTGCTTGGTCTTTGTTTTTGCCCACGTTACTTAGCCTCCAGCCATGTGTTTGCTTTATTCCACTCACCATTTATCCTGGTGCCTTTGAGGTAGTCAAAGCGCTCCTTCCAAATGCTATCAAGTTCTAATCTTAAGAAGTCTGCTGTAGTTTCAGGGCACTCTACTATGGCTTCATCGTGCACTATGTTTACCAGGTGCGCCCCATAAGACAAAATGGAAGGGAGGGACTCAATAGCCAGCTTGTGCATGATGTCCCTGGCTGTGCGCTGAATTTGGCAGTTGAAAGACTCACGCTCTGCTTTCTCACGCCTCCATGTTTGCGCGCTGTTGATATCAGGGTACGGGACGTGTGCTCCGAAGATGTTAGTTATGATGCCAGTGCGACGTAGCTTTTGCCACACCTTCTCTTTGACTTCCTTCATGGCTGGCTGTGCGCTATAGATACCCTGGATGATAGCGTCGCCCTCCTCTACAGACTTAGCATTCCCGTCATCCATTATCTTCTTACCCGTCGCCCCGTAGGCTAGAGAGAAGATAGTTTTCTTAGCAGCGTCTCTGGTCATACCCCAAAGGTCAGCATTAATTTGGTGTGCGTCTAAGGCAGGGTCGTTGGTACTGGCTTGCAGTCTATTATCGCCGCACACTACCGCCATGTACCACCCTAGTACGCAGAGTTCTATTTTGTCTAAATCAGCTACCAAGATTGCGTACCCAGGTGTTGCAGTGATGAGCCCCCTGAATTGCTTTCCTATGTCGTCTGAGGCTCTAGGGAAATTTTGGAAGTTAGGCGAGCTACTACTCAAGCGCCCTGTCCTAGTCTGACAGTTGTTAAAGGAAGAGTGTAGCCTACCATCGCTCTGGAGGCTCTTTGCTATGGAGTCAGCCATAGATAATGCCTTGTTAAGTTTGACCACCTTAGCTATCGGCAAGTTATCGGGGATTCCTGCTTTGGTGATAAAAGAGCTATCGAGTTTAGGCTTATTGGTTTTGCGGGAAATATCTGCCTTCTGGAGCAGCCCCTCGTGTCTGCTGTTGAGTAACCACCAGGTGTGCCCGGTAGCTGCATTGGCGTTGTAGGGGATGAGGGGGCAGTGATTATAGATAACATATGGAGCGCTGGCAACACAAGCCCCCTGATTATCCAAGTAGTACGCGATGGTGGTTTTAGCATTCTTGTATTCTCCTTTCTTATATTCCTTAACTACTGGTACATACGTATGCCCGTCCCACTGGAGCTTAGGCATTAGAAAGTTTAGCTCAGCTTGGTGTTTGTCTAAATCGGTTTGCAACTGAGTGCGTAGGCTAGCAAGTTTACTTTGCTCAACAGGCATCCCTACGACTTCCATATGGGACAAAACGCTGAGCATAGGAAACTCAATCTCAAGCAAGGCTTTCCTGTACTTAGCGTGGTCATCTTGGTTGTACCAGGCACACTGACGTTTATAGAGTTTCCAAGTGGCTTTAAGGTCACTTACGCAGTAGTCCTCTATGTGCTTTATGTTGTCAGTGCCTGTCCAGTCTTGCTCCCAGAAGTCTTGGGATTTCCCTTGCCACCCACAAGCAGTTAACACATCAGTCTTTTCTCCAGTGAGGCTGTCGAGACTGAGGTTGCCAACAAGTTGTGTGTCTCGATGGTACGCCATAACCATAGTATCGCCAATGCTCCAGGCGCCTGGATTTATAGTATACTTGAGACCCCTACACCCTAGCACACCCAAGTCAAACTTAGCATTGTGGGCGACAAGGAACCAACCGCTTTCTAACTTGGCTTCTAGGTAGACTATGGCTGCGTACACAGAAGAAAACCTCAATATCTTTGGATTCCCCTGCTCTCCTACCTCAATACAACACACGCAAAAGACAACTTTAGTAGAGTCCCAGCGAGCGTTGAGTCCCTGGGTTTCTGTGTCAACTACTACTACTTTGGTTAAGGGTAGCTTTGTAGTGGCAGAACTCTGAGATGGCATTTATGTACTCCCTATTTAGATGAACTGAGTTTAACATAAAGACTGAATAGCCTAATAGCTGCCCCTGATTAACTTTATCTGAGTCTCTCTGTATTCCTGACCCACTTGAGTGCCCAGACCTACCTCTAAGGTATTCCCCGCCATTCACTTCTATGATGACCTTGGAATCTGGTTGGAAAAAGTCTACGCGGTAGCGCCTACCTGGGAATAGACCTCGGCGCTCTTGCTCTAGGGGCAGCCCACCCAGAGCTACCCATAGCTTTAGAAATCTGGACTCTAGCGAGCTAGGCATTGGTTTTCTTCCGCATAGCCTCTACAATCATCTCTAGCTCCTGGAGTGTGGCATTGTTCTTAAGTCTGTTGCTTCTCCAAGATATTATCCAAACATTGTCAAGGGTGTAGCCTTTAGTAGAATCAATGCGGTCTAAGCTGGGAGCAAAGTCTCCGATGATGTCCGTAAGGGGAACTCCAAAGACCGGGCACACCCTTGTCTCTTCAACTAACTTAAGGTACTCAGCTTTGGTTATAGCAAACTCAATCCCTCTTTTCTTTGCACTATACTTGAGTTCCTTGTATTTGTCTCCAATTACTCTAGCTCTCATATAACGTCCTCAAACGTTTCTTCGCTTTCATAGCTAACTCTAGCACCCTCCTCCAATTCAGTCAATATGTAGTCTTGGTATTTAAAAGATACATCGGTGTACTGACCTCCTAAACGTTCCACCTTTATTGTCTCTATATAAGTCTCTTGCTTAGCTTTGTCCGACGCAACAGCCAGTATACAATCAGCGTACATAGCTAACCCAGAGGAGCCGTAGAGGTCATCTAACTGGGGTCTATATATGGTCTTAGACTTGCCTGGAGGGCTTTTGCGAACGTGACTTAATAAGACAATACAGGTTTGGTGGTTGCGAGCCAGTTCTTTTAAGTCCCTACACACCTCCATGATAGAGTTGGCTTCGGAGGAACGGCAGATAGCAAGCAGGTGGTCTATGATAACTAAGTCTGGCTTCTGACCCACCGATGTCAGCTTGTGTAAGTGTTTGTCTATAAGGTCTACCTCCATGACACCAAAGCCATCTGTGGCGTTCATGAGCTTAGTCAGTTTGCGTACTGTAGCTTTGACTGACGCTATGTCTTCATCAGAAAGAGTCTGAAGAAATCTAGGGCTGTCTAGGGGTTGGTTTCTTATCATACGTGCCAACTTCAAAGCCACCTCAGACGGCATCATCTCCTGTGAGACTACAAACACATTCTTCTGCTGGTCCAAGTGCTCCATGATGAAGTGCTCAGCTAGCGTACTTTTGCCTTGTCCGCTAGAGCCAGCCACTCCAATTAATTTACCAGGGAGAAATCTCAGAGACTCAGATAGCAAAGGGGAAAACTTAAGGTCAACTAAAGCATTAGCCCGCAAGCTTTCAATGTAGCTCTCTAATGAGTCAGCTATCTCCTCTGACCCGAGTATACCTGAGATAGCCACAGGCACAGCCTTAGCTATTTCGCTCTTGATGTCTACTGTTGAGTCTGAAGAAAGCCACTCCCCCAAGTCTTTGTACTCCGCAGGTATCACTAGGCGTAAAAGCTTGATTGGGCTTTCGTGTCTTTCACAATAGCTTACTAATTTATCTAGGGCATCTTTGCCAGCCTTGTCACTATCAAAAGCTAACACCACTGTCTTAGACTCAGCGTAGGTAACCAAGTGTGCTGCTGTCTTTTCCGCCTGAGCCGTACCCAGCATACCTACAACTGCTACTTGACTTTGTTCACCTAAGCGTGTAGACAAAATAAGGGCATCTGTTTCTCCCTCTGTTACCACTATAGTGGGCTGGCTCTTAACCAAGTTCCACCCAAACAAAGGTAACCTTAATTTAGCGCCTTTGGGATATTTCATGTCTCTAGTAAGCGTGCCTGTGCTGGTGTCCACGGCTCGCATATGCTGAGTGTACACCGCGCCGTTAACGTCGTGTATGGGGAACTTAACCCAAAGCTGGCCGTCGTCTGTTTGCGAAGTGTGTACTCCATAGGATTTGATAGCTTCAGCGCTGATGCCCCGCTTGCTTAAGATACTAGCTGTAGTGTGCATAGGTAGGCTCCATTCTTGTCTCGTACTGGGTGTGTAGGAAAAGTGCCCTGGGGTGAAGAGGGCACAAGCGTAGCAATAGGAGTGACCGTCGCTGTAGTTTACTAGGTTATCAGCATTGGTGTCTAAACACTTTGGGCACTGACTCCGGCTCACTATTGTTGAGTCCATGCTCAAGAATTCGTCCATATAGCGCCCTTACCAGTTAGTTGACAGACGATAAGTGAACTAAAGACTGAGGCTGGCACATGGGAGTCTGGTAAGTTTTGCCAGTCACTAAAAAGAACCTCTAAGCACACTGATGCCAGGGTCGCACAAGTGAAAGGAATGTCGGCAGGCTTATTTAGCTTAAGATTTACTAGATAAACAAAGCACTCCCATAAGTTTAGTTTCTGGTTGTTGTCTATTTGTCTTTTAAGTACCTTTTGGAGCACTTCAGTCTGCTTGGGACTTTGGTAATAAATGTAGCCCCCTAGTACTCTGTAGTATTTGGGGAATGAAGGATGCCAAGCTATTTTGTGAACGCGCCCCAAAGTCACTTCATATAAACTATTGTTGACCCGCACAACCAAGTGAACTACAGGGCACCCACCATATCCTAAAAAGCTATTGTTCGCTTTTAAAAGACAATTAAGGATTAGTTCTTTAAGGCTGTCTGGTTTCTTAAGCCCCAAGAAGAACACCTCAAATATATCAAGCTCTCCTCCTATTCCGTTGGTAACTTTTGGCTCCACTGTTCCGAGCATAAGTCATCATCCTTGCACTTGCTTATATTTCCAATCTGTAAATTGCCTATTCACCATAGCATACCCATCTTGGGCGCTGTCAATAGCCCACGCTGCTTTTTGTCGTACTCCCACGTTCCAGCTAGGTAGGCTCTCGCTTAGGTAAGTGTAAAGGCTTTGTAAGGTCTCTCTACCCAAGCACGTCTTTAGCTTGGTGTATTTGTCGAATAAGGTTAGCAAGTCGTTCTCACCTAGCTTGTAGTCGGGGTCGTGAGGCTCACGGTAGGTCTTCCAAATGATGTAGGCATAGAGAAGATTTCTAAGGTACCGGTGACACAAGACCCCGTGGTAAGTGCCTGGGTTGGGCTTTTGCGAAAGGTCTAGGCAATCAGTTACTACAGTTTTCCAATCCAACCCAAAAGCCACGTTGATACCAATGGCAAAAAGAAACCTAGGGAAGTATCTACGCATACTGAGCAAAAATCTAACTGGGTCGTCTTTGGGGTCAGAGCGGATAAACTTAATAAAGTCTATCACATAGTTGTCTACCGAAAGCATCGATTCCCTGTGTTGTCGGTTGTTCATCACTAGCATTCCAGTGATTGCGCCTTTCACACTCTCGTAATCATTAGCAGAAATCCTTGGTTGATTGCGTAGGGTGTTATAAAGTAGTTCAAACTTTTGTGGGTAAATACAAAGGTTAATGAAGGAAAGCACCTTGGACTCACAGTCATCAAATAGCCAAGGTGTTTCGGCTAACAGCTTTCTCCTAGCTGGTTCGTTGTTGTAGGGCACTGAATCTCCTTAGTTTTGGCATTCGCATTCTATACCTCCAGCAATTTGGCATCCGTTTAATAAAGCATCAACATCAAAATCTACCAGAGACTCCTTGCCAAAATCTTTCCAAAGACTTCCTTTATCCATAGCACTGGGGTTTTGGTTGTATGGCAGGCGGTAGTATATAGACTTGATGTGCTTGAGGGTGGGGTCTAGGTAAAGCGCTCTCAAGCTATCAGCAGTAAACTTTTGTCCATAGAAACAATGTGAATGCCTGTGAGCTAACTTGGTGTTGTCCATCATTCGTTGCCAGTTGGCACTTATGCGCGCATAAACCTCATATGGCACATCCTCTATTGTCTCCACTCTTGGGTCGTAAGTAATGTTTGTGTCTCCTTTAACGCCACTCTTGACTATAGTACTTACGCCACCCTCGTGTCGCATACCTACTACAGGTTGGATTTCCGGGGAGACATCGAAGCCATTAATATCTTTGGAGCGCCTTGCAGTAGACACTGTGGGTTGAATACAAAAAGCGGCGCGGACACCCAGCGGTCTCAGGAGAGATGCGGCACCTTGGTAAGCAAGGTCTAACCAAAGGGCTAACCCAGTACCATCATGATTTTCACAAAGCTCTCGTAGTTCGTGGTCAAACTCTTCGTAGGTCATACCAAGGTTAGCTAGTAAAGAAGCTAACCCATACACCCCTAATCCAAATTGAAAGTTAGCCTTTTTATGCTCCGAAGACAAGCCAACGACTTTGCTTATCTTTATGGAATCACACAAGTAGCCGTACATTTCTAAAGCTGCTTCAGAAAACACTTTAGGCAACTCATTTAAATTATCCTTATTAAATTGTCCTAAGTTTATTGCACCCAGCACACACGAGCCTCGGTGGGGAATCTCTATCTCAGTGCAAAGGTTAACCAAGAGAGGAGTACCATATTTTGTAGGCAGAGGGCGCTTAACCAAAAAGCACTTGAACTCATTGTAAGCTCTAGAGAGCTTTTCTACCAAAGCTTCATCAGACAAAAACAACTCAGCCTCTTTGGTGTTATGCATTGGAATGTATACAGCCTTGTAAGCGCCCCGAGTGTTTAAAGACAAAAAGGAATCTATCTCAGGGTGGTCATAGTTTAAATAAGCTATGCCAGCCCCGTTCTTCTTGTCTTGTCGGCGCATGGTGCTTACTATGGCGTCAAAGGGTTCTATGAAGCTCACGGCGCCACTAGAGTGACCTCCTGTACTCAAAGGAGAGTCTTTAGGTCGTAGGTTGCTGAAGTCTATTGAAGGTGCCCCTTGGTAGGCTAAGACCTTGTATGACCAGGCGTGACCATCGGCTATGCTGGATATTGAGTCTTCTAGCTGATATGTATTGCAGCTGGCACCAGTGGACTTCCTACCCTCGACCATAGCTGTAATGCGGCTGCTAGGTTGAAATTTGGCGTTTGGGTTTATCATTCACGTTATCCTTAAACTTTTCTATCTTCGCTTGTAATTCCACGTGTTGCCTATACTTATCAACTAGCTCAAGCTGTAGTTCCTCAAAGCTAGCCTTCTCTCTTCTTTCCTTATCTTGTTCCAAAATGCGCCTCATAGATTGCTTTTACTATTGGTTTCCACGTACGCCACCAACTAAGTGCCCGGATTTCCATAGCACGAATCTCATCATCAGAGAACTCCCACCACTCCTCTGGCTTGTGCGACTGGCATCCTATATCTATGCTGCACTTAGTCATAGAAATGTTCCAAGGTTTTAAGCAAACAGAGACAATAGAAACCCCGTCTCCAATAGTCCCTGAGTGCTTAACCCCGCTTAAGTTAGTTCCTCTTAAGTTAGCATAGCTTAAGTTGGTGTCGCCTAAGTTAGCCTCTCTTAAGTCGGCTGCTGTTAAATTAGTGCCACTTAAATTAGCTCCTCTTAAGTTGGCATAACTTAAGTTAGCTCCTCTTAAGTTAGCGTCGCTTAAATCAACACGACTTAAGTTAGCTCCTCTTAAGTTAGCGTCGCTTAAATCAACACGACTTAAGTCAGTATAACTTAAATCAGCACAACTTAAATTAGCTCCTCTCAAGGTAGCCTTGTTTAAATTGGCAAAACCGAAGTTAGCTCCACTCAAGTTAGCATACGGTTTTATCTCACTCATTAGTGGCTCTCCTCTGTATCAGACAAAAATAGACCTTCTAGTACTTCTGGCTCGTACACGTTAACTAAGCCGAAGCGCGGGTCAGCAACAGTTTCTACCTCTGCTCCTAGTTTGCGGCTCTCTTTGGTAGCCAAGCGCCCCATAGTGGCTAAGTCTTGGTAGTGAAAGCTGATGTCGTAGAGCCTGGTGAAAGCCCAAATAGAAAGCTTCATGCCCGATTTGTCTCCAGTAAACCTAAGCATCTCAGCGTAGATTTTAGTTACGACTTCTTCTACCTCCGACAACTGTTTCTTAAGCGCTTCCAGTTGCTTGCCTTGGGCTTCTAGTTGCTTGCCTTGTGCTTCTAGTAAAAACTCAAGGCGCTCTATACGTTTATTTTGAGAGTCAATCCTTGAAATTACTACGGTGAACTGTTCCTTAGCATACCCAATAAAGTTATCTACAGTAGCTCTAAGGGCTTTAACCTCGTTCATCAGTTCGTTCTTAGAAAACATTTCAGTGCTCCTTTAGTTGGTTTGTCTAGTTGGTCTGAGGTAATCTTCCTCCCTGTTATCTGGCTAAGCCATGTTCACTTTAGACTCTACAGATACCGTGTCTGGTTCGCTCTACCTAGTGTGTTACTTATTTCGCACCTAAGTCTCTATTGGTTACGCTCTTCCCAGCAAGTCTGGGCGTATCTGTTGTAAACTGAGTTGCCTGGATGGTGTATCTTCGGTATCACAAGCTCTCGGCTCTCTTGTCTCCCATATAAACAATATAGCGCACTAACTCCTGAGTTGTCTATGGGTATTTATGCCTATTTTAGCAAGCCGGTTAACCAAGGCTTCTTAAGAACACCAAAGGTAAACTATAGCACAACCTTGGCACACCAGTTATCTAAGCTTTCTTTATTAGACAATCAAAACCTTAAGGGCGCGGCTAGCTAACTTAAGTCCTCTACGTCTAAGGGAGTATTTTGTCTACTTTAGTTGCAAAAGCAAACTCAGATGTGTTACCCTAGGAGGGTGGAAGGAGCAGGAGAAAAGAACACTTAAGTTACCTTAGCCAACTAGTCTCTATAGTAAGTTAATTAACCTAAAGTAAATAACAACACTATAGAGAACTAGCTAACCTAAGTAGGCTTAAGTGAACCCAGCTAGCTAAAGCAGCTTAGGTTAACAGACAGCTAAGTTCTATTTGTCTAATAAGGAAAGCTTAGATAACTAGAGTAGCTGTCTACCGATTAAGTTATCCTAGGTAAACAGGTAGACTAGAATAAATCCTAGGTTTACTTGACAAGCTTACTTTGGTTGTGCTATAGTAATTATATCCAAAGTAAACAGGGAGTTTAAGGTGTCCAACATAACATCTATTACCTTTGTAACGTTGACCAAAAGGCAAGCTAAGGATTTAATTAAATCTTTAGAATGCTTACTCGAACTAGAGTTTACTGAGTCAAACCCAGTTGAAGTAAACATTAGCAAACCAAATGAGAACCAAGTTATCTTACAGCTAACCACAAACACACCAGTACATACAAGGAGAATCAAAGATGAGCAACGGAATTCAGACTGAAAAAACCTTCGAAGAAATCTTGACCATAGTAGCTGGTGCAGCTAGCTATTTAGGCGGTCAAGGAACCATTAGCGCCACAGTGGCTAAAGACATTACTAATGTAGCTAGCGTGTTGGCAGGTATCTTTGCTGGCTTTAAGGCTGCTGCTCCTACCCCCACCACTTCCACTACACCAAACCCTACCTCTACAACACCAACTCCCTAGACAACTATGACAGACACTTTACATCACTTTCTACGACAAAACACAGGACATGAGTTTACGCTTAAGGAGCTCTCAGAGCACCTGAGCATTTCTCTCCCCAAACTACGTAAGCTTGTTAAAACCCTACAAGCCGAAGGAAAAATAAAGATTACCAGAGCCGAGGGTCAGTTTAGCCCACAAAAGATTAGCTTTCTATCCAACTAAACCTTAAAGCCCCAGTAAAGCTGGGGCACTTAATTTGGAAGACTTACAAGTACACTTAACGTTACAAGGGGCTGCTGAAGACGCAAAAGTGGCTTACGAATACAACAAAGACAAACAACCTAGCTTTAGGGCCTCACGAGCCGGCATACCGCTAGTTCAGTTGGTGCTAGAGGGTTTGGTGTTTCCTAGCTTGCCAAGGTTAGTACCAAGTCAGCAAACAGAGGCTCATCAACGTAAGCGCCGATTTAAATCAAAAATGGCTATAGCGGTCGGTCACCTCTATTCAAAAGCTATTGGGGAATCTTTGGTTGAAGAGCATCCTGATTGTCTTATCCACTCAGAGGTGCCGTTGACATATGGGGACATAGCTGGCAATTGTGACCACTTAGTCCTCGACCACCAACAAAAGACTGCTACTGTAGTGGAGTGCAAAGCTCTTGGTGGAAAGACAATAACAGAAATCAAAGAGACTAAGCTGTTAACTGATGCTTGGGGCTATCATACGCAGTTAGCTCTTTACGTGACAGCGGTCTCTAAAGATTACCCAGATTACCAAGTTGAAGGACAATGGCGCGTCTGGTGCAAGCCGATGGAGACTTCATACACTGTCAAGTTCACTGGAGACATGACCAGATTACTTAAAGCAGCCGTTAGTAGGTCTGCTAGTTACTTTGAAGCCACTATGTTGTACCAAGAAAAACGCTACACAGAGCTAGCTGAGTTACTCACCACCTCTTTAGAATACGACCCTCTACCACTCAAGGGCTTTTTATATGGCAACAGAAGTGCTTCGTGTGCCATCCACTTTAACCCTTGGACGGCTGCGCTCTTTGACGACGATGGCATACCTTTCGATGATTTTAGAGAGCGCCTACACATTCTCCTTTTGTCTGACCCAAAGAAATCTCTAGCCATACTTGACAAGACAGAAGCAGACTGCTACAGTTAACTAAGACAACCAAACGAGGACTTTCTTATGCCTTACAACAGCCGCAACCAAGATAACCGCAAATCAAGCAAACGTCAGCCTCCTAAGAAGACAGAGAAATATTACCCCCTGTTTTCTACTTACTTAGGTTACCCCGACCGCAACGGACGCATGACTATCTCTATTAAGCCTTACACAGACAAAAACGACAACGGCACTGAAATCACCAAAGAGCAGTGGTTAGCCATTGCTGAAGCTATCTATGATGGGGAGTTTGCTTTGCGTGGGTCACTGTGGGAAAACGAAGGTGAGTACTCCTCAGCCAATGGAAACTTCAGGCTCACTGAGGAAGACCTAGAGCAGTTTCCGGCTAAGCGAGCTAAGCCAAAGCCGCCAGCCACTAAGCGCTCTAAGCCAGTATACCAAGAGCCGGAGGAAGACGAAGAAGAGGAGGAATTTGAAGAAACTGAATCTGAAGCAGACATTCCATACTAACTAAACTAAGCCGAGGGTACTAAGGCTTTAAGGAGACAACATGGTAAACGCAATTGTTTTACTTGGATACTCAGGGGTTGGGAAAGATACTATAGCCAACCTTCTTATATCTCAATACGCCAACCTAGTTAATGTAAAGTTTTCTGGATTGACTAAAGACCTGTTAGCCTCAGCTTTCAGGGTGCCTAGAGATTGGCTAGATGGACAAGACCGCGAGCCTAAGTGGCGTGAACAAAACCTAAGGCTGCATGGGGTTGAAATAGGAATAACACCACTAGACTTGCTGGTGACACTTTATCGCGGTGCTGGGAAGTACGACAAACTGCACCAAGCTAACATTAAGTACGCCTTGGACTCCATTCCCACTGGAGCTATTCCGGTGTTCACTGATGTTAGGCGGAGTGCTGAAATGTGTGCGGTTTACGAAAAGTATGGCGTAGAAGAAACGCAGGTAATTTATTTGTCTAGGAGTGGTGTATCACAAGGGTTAGCAGATGACTTCTTAGATGACTTATACTTTGACTTTGCTGTTGACTTACACGAGGGAAACCCAAAAGCTGATGCCTACTCCATTGCTACCCACTTAAAGCTTACTAAGCAAAAGCCTACCCTTCACATTTGTTTTCCTGGAGCTTTAGCGGTCTCTGGCGCGCCTTACGAGCCACTATCGTTAGCTGTTGCTAAGCTGATGGATATCTTCAATATCAGTCAAAACACAGCCAGTGCGTTACTAATACTCGGGGTTACTGAGATAGATTTAAAGCAGGTTGAGATAACACCAATAAACCAAACCTCCTTCATTAACTGGCTACCGGCGCACGAGGCTTTCCTAGACCGATGGAGACAGCAAGCCAACATTAGAGTACATGGACAATTGCCTCAAGTACACCAATTCACGAAGGAGGAACTATCATGACGCCAGCAGAGTACGCTCAAGAGATATTGAGTTTAAATCAAGGGCTAGCTGGCTCAGGTAATGTAGCCAACTACAGTCTCTCTTTAATTGAGGAAATACTTGAGTATGAAAACGCCGATGGATATAATGAAGAAGTTCTTGAGATAGGCGACATCTTTGCTTTCATTGTCCTAATACTGGATAACCAAGAATCTCTAGTTTACTGGAATACTCTACTAGCCCTTGAGCCTTTGCTGCCATTTCGCTCAAATTACCTAGCTAAGATAGTTAAGAATTTCAGAAACTTCTTTAGAGGCAAGTGCCAGATAGATTGTGTTAACTTAGTTTGCTTCGCCGTTGATATCTTGGGAGCGTTAGGTGGTAATGAAAGGTTAGGTGTTAGGTTTTCTTTAGTAGCCGAAGCTAACTTGAGAAAGCTGCACAAAAGACAACAAGATGGTACACTACAAACATTAGACCGCTCAAAAACATATGACTCTTAAAGAAGATTTAGCACTCTACCAAAGCCGTAGGAAATTCCCTGACTGGAAGCCAACCCCCGCTACCTCAGTAAACAGAGGTAATATTTTTAGAGAGCGCTTGGTGAGGAGGGCACTAGATTTCTTGTCTTTAGAAAACCAGGTGTTTGACTGGGCTTCTGAAGCTGTCTTAATCCCAGAACTTGAGGATGTAGCACCCTTTATTGAAAGGAATGCTCAAGATGAACGCAAGCACACCGAAGCTCTATATAACCTTTCTGCCCACTACGCCAAGACAACACCAAGTGAAGCGGTTGAGTTGGTAAATCGGTGGCAACAAAGCAATAAACACCCAGTCATGTTATCCTATGCCTTAGAGATGGGAGTGTTCTTTAGCATTTTACCAGCACTAATTAAGTACGGAGATGTCTACGCAGCAACGGTCGCTCAGTGGATATCAGACGACGAAATGGTACACGTTCGTACTAACTTAAGGCTTATGCAAGCCTTAGAATTAAAGTTGACCAAGGATGTAGTGGTACTTGTGTATGAAACTGTTCTTTATATATTTCAGCCTCTGGGCGAATCTCAAGCTAACCTCAGCGCTGCTAGGGCTGTCAAGAGACTCGCTACAGGCAAAGACCCCCAGATGCTTGACGACAGCCTACCAATCACCATCAACTTTTTTGAGCAAGCAACCAAGCAAGACATAGTATATTAAGGAGGTAGAGTGTTAGGAAAGAACATTACAGTGTACCCCCGGAGACAAGAGCCAATAGGTCAGCCTGCTGTTGTTACAGCGGTCAGCGGGTCTGACGTAACGGAAATTTTGCTTTTGAATGACCAGCGCAGGCTTAGAGGGTCGGCTTTACAACTTTTGTACACACTAGTGGATAGACAAGAATATGAACAGCAGACAGACGAAGTTGGCCGTAATACACCCTGAAGAGCATGGCACCTTTGTCTTAGAACTTAACCCAGACGGCGGCCGCTACGATGTGTCACTTATATACAACGACCGCCTAGTAGAGCGCGCTATCTTTGACAACTACTACTTAGCATTTCAGCGTTGGTTTGTTATCTACAACGAGCAAGAGCGCTTTAAGTGGAGAGAGCCTAAGATAAAACCCTAGTCCGCAACCCAGACCACCCTTGTTAACTCAGGGGTGGTTTGCTATAGTGAGATTGTAGACAAGATGACAAATACATGAAAACCTCAGATAAGCTAAAATCAATAAAGAAAAGGGTGCAGGACTACCTTGGAGCTACACACACAAAAGAAATAAAAGCTAAGTACCCTAAGCTAGATTTGAGATTAAAGGCGTCGTGGGAGCACATCATCAGCATTGAAGTTAACAAAGTAGTACCCAAGGTATCTTATGACAAGCGAGTGTATTTACTATATTCCGGCGGCATTGGTAGCGCTTTGGCTGCTTATATCCTTAAACACAGTGGCGCAGACTTTAGTTTATATTTTAACGACACCAAATCAGAAGACCCAGACCTATATAGATTTTTAGAAGAAACCAAGTATTTCTTTAATGTCCCCTTTATAGAGGATAGTGACGGTCGCACGATATGGGAAGTGTTTGAGGATAGCCACTATATGGGTAACACTAGAGCGGATGTTTGCTCAAGAATTCTAAAACGAGAGCGGGGATTGTCTTTTAGGAAATCCTTAGATGCTAATGAAGTCATTTTCGCCAATGGTATAGATATCTGGGAAGAGCACCGGTTGCAAAAGGCTTCTGAGCAGTGGCTTCCTTTTGAACTGCGGTCACCATTAATAGATGCTCAGGTCTTTGATAAAGAGACTCTCTGGAAAGTTTTCTATCTAGAGACTGGCATAGACAAGCCTTACCTCTATAACATTGGCATGACTCATAATAACTGCGGTGGGTTTTGTGTCAAGGCTGGACTTGCTCACTATAGGCAACTATTAGGTGCCGATAGAGACAGGTATATGTACTTTGAAAACAAGGAGTTAGAAACTTATGAAAAGATAGGTAAACAATATCCATTCTTGCGTAAGACTATAAAAGGAAAAGTCACTTATATAACCTTACGAGAATACAGAGAGCAACTAGAGAATGGTGCAGTACTCTCAGATGATGACCAATACCAGTTTGGAGGCTGCGTGTCTTGTGGGTTATAGCCACGCTAGGGCGCTGACCCAGGTTGGGATGAGGGTTGCTTCATCAGATTCTTAAGGTATTCAATAGTGACGGGTTCGCTGTACTCGTTAAGGGCGCTACCAGACAACTTACGTACATACTCAAGGGCTTGCCGGTCGGTGTAGCCCTTTTTCTTTGCTATAGAGTCTATGAGCATTTGGTTGATTTCCACTAAGCCTTGTATTTGTCTTAAATGGGTACGCTGTTGTAGCAAGGTCTCTTTGTCTACCCGGTCTGGTTCTTGCATTAGAACTCGGTTGATATTCTCGACCGCGCTCTTTATCTCGCTATCTCTTTCTCTAAGGTCATTGTAGTTGCGGAATAAGTTGCTCTGGGGGTTGAAGAGAGTAGCGTGTAACCCAAGCCAGTTCGAGACAACCCAAGTGCCGGGATTGATGCTAGGGTCTACCTCATTCTTTCTCAAGTGACCGCCGAGCGCACCTGGGATGGCGCCAAAGACACTAGGCACACCAGGCTTAACCACCTTACCCTCAGCATCTGAGACTGGAGCACTCCCTACCAAAGCTTGAGGCAAGAGCTTATTATCCAGCCCGCCTAAGATGGGCAGCAGTTCTGTGAGTGCTATCCTCAGTTTACTGGGCAAAGGAACTCCAAGGATGGTGTCTTGCTTGGGTACATTAGATAGCTTTTCCCCAGTGGTGGGGTTAGTATCGGTGAAGACATCCTGTATAAGTTTGGTAAAGTAGAACTTGCTTCCGAGACTCTGTAATGCCTTGGAGAAGTCCGCAGCCCTATCTATCTTGGAGTCTATGATGTCGTTGGTAGAGCCTGCGTCTACTCCAGCAGTACGCATAATAGCCCCAAAGTTTTCTTTCATCCATTGGGTGTTTTCTAAGTAAAAGTCAACATTACCTGGGTTAATAGAGAACACTGAGCCATCAGGAGTACGCCCTAAGAATATGTTGTATGAGTTTTTTTGCCAGCTTGAGAGCTCTCCATCAGTGAAGTGGCTGGTGTCGCTTTGGCTTTGAGCCTGGGCATACAACATCATAATGCGCCCGTAGCGGATGGGGTTTCTCAAAGCAGCCCTTAAAGCGCTCCCAGGAGCCTGAATAGCGAATGTGGCAAAAGGAATCCCGTATTGTCCTACCTGTCTACCTAATGTACCAGGGGCTGTATGGAGTCCAAAGTACTCATCAGTATACTTAATAGCCTCTTCCATCGATGACCACGAAGCCTTACCAGCTACCTTGGGGTTATCTAAGATGGTCTTGACGGCAGCCCAGCGATGGCTAAACTCGATAAATTGGTTAGCGGCGGCTAGTTGTTCATAGGCACCGGAGAAAGCATCAGATAGCATTTCTTTAGCGTAAGACAAACCTACTCCAACTTTACCTGTCACCGGGCTGCCAAACTGCTCGTGGTAGTATTGCTGCCATTTGAGGAAACGCTTAAAGGTGTCTGGGTCTAGTTTGTCTAAAAACTTTTGCCACTGACCCTCCCCTATTTTGTCCCCTACGCCTGCGTCAACGTTGGTGGAGCGCGTTAGGAACGTGTACTCATATGCATTTCTCAAGCTTACTTTAGTGCCCCCAATAGTCCACCTAGCTGTGTTATCTAAGGAGTCTAAGGATTTAGAAGCGATAACCCTGGCTACATCTGTGATGGCATTAGCAAAGCCTAAGATGCCTGTGCCTCCAGTAGCCGCGTGTAAGCCCACCATGTCTCTTAAGAAGGTGCGTGTCAGAAATGGAAGTCCGCCACTAGCCATAAGAAAGCCGCGTTTCATGACATTAGTGACCCCCACGATGTTGCGGAACCCTTGGGCTATTAAACCAAGCTTGGTGAGGTCGCGGTTCATGTTCCAAACTGAGGTGATTTGGTCAGCTACGGTGCGGTGTATGTAGGCTTCAGCTATGGTCTCACGTACATTAGTGGAAGTGAAGATTTGTTGCAACAGAGAGTTAGAGCCGAGTTGCGTGAAGTTTTGTTTGTCTTTAGTACTCAGGGCACGCCATTGGTCTTCACCCAGCAACCAGCCTTCTTTCACCCCCGTGTCTAAAGCAGTTTTAACAAAACTTGAGTTCTCTATGCCCCTAGCGAGAGCGGCGTTGTAGTCTGAAATAGCTTTAACAGGGTCGAGTTGGATTGCTTCTCCTAAGCCATCTATAGGAAGACCGAGTTTGTTGCTAAAGAAATCTGTTAGGTCATCGGTTAGTGCTGGTACTTGGGCTAGAGTTCCATTCTCATATAGCTTGTCTAATTGTGCAGGAGAGAACTTGGAGCTAAGGAGGTCCGAGATGAGACCCGGTTGGCTCATGTGAAATGCCAGGTCTAAAGGGCTTAAGCCCAATACCTTAGCAGTCTTGTCAAAGTCCAAAGCTGCTGGCACAGCGCTTGCCCTAGATTTCTTAAGAAACTCTGCTGTGTCAAAATGGCTATCTGTGCCTCCTAAAGCAGTCTCAGCTTTTTTAGACAAAACATTGGCTATCTCATCCTTGGCGTGTACAGGAAAGTAACCGCCGTTCTTTAGCTGAGGGATGTCCATGCCATAGTGTCCGGCGGTCATACGTGCAGCGTCTAGGTTCCCACTGATTTTACCAGCCAAGTTATCTAGGTCTGCTATGTCGCTGGCACTCACTCCTAAATCCAAAAGCTTACTTATGTGTGCTTGGTAGCGTAGGTCTAGTTGGTGATGTAAGACTGGACTATCAAAGACGTTTTGTAATTTAGGATATTGCCCTACGACGATATGGTCATGCAAAAGCTCTTGTATCTGGGTCTCGGGTAGGTGGTATAGAGAGGTCTTAAGGGCGTTGTATAAGCTTTTGATTTCAGGTAAGCTTTTATAGCTGGCCATGAGTGTAATGGAGTTGGCTGCGACCCTAGCGTTGGTCATCAGGAGATTTTGGATAGCGCCAGCTTCAGTTGGTTTTAGGCTAGCGTAATCCCATAGAGCAGAGCGCCAGCCTAACGCACTAGCGAACCAACTCTCCAGCTTGTTGTAGTTCTTGAGCTTAGGGATACTGGCGACCCCTAAGTTTAACGACAAAAACTGTTTAGAGAACTCAGCTTCGAATTGCTGTTTGTCTGTAACCACGCCAGCTATGTTGTCCATATCGGCGTAAGCTTTGGCTACAGCTTTCATTAGCGGTGTGACTTTAGATGGTTTCTGTACCGGTTGTTGGGGGACTTGGTTGGCGTTAGTGGAGCAAACTTTAGGTGATGGCATGATATAATGAAGGTGTAGTTTAAGGAGACTCGTATGAAAGCTGTAGTTACTAAAGTGAACTTGTTTGGTACTGAAGTAGAGGGGCTTATGTTGCCTGACGGTAGCTTCGGTGTAGCATTTGCTCAAGCTGCTGAGATAAATCTAGTCCCACCAAACCGAAGCCTAAAACAGTTGAATGCCTTGCTAGGTACCGATTTCCAGTCCCACCAAACCAAATCTGAACTCAACCCTAAAGCTGTAAACTATCTTACGTTAAATGAGTTTGAGTTACTGATACGTAAACTAGACAGAAAGGGGAACAAGGTAGCTCAAGACCTCACAGATAACTTGGTTGGCTTAAGTTTAGTGCAGTTGTTCTCAGATGCTTTCGGAGTCAAGTTTGAGAAAGCTGAAAGACAACAGTGGGTTGATTTAAGACAACAACATCGAGACTTATTTAGAGCTAAGTTCACTGATTGGCTTAAGGCGGATAACCCTAATAGAAAGGACTACGGTACTCAAGTAGACAAGTTCAAGTTGTATGCTAAGCTGCCATTGAAGCCAGTAGATGAGATGTCGGCGGATGAACTCAAGACTCTCGACTATGCTTACATAACCTACGACACTTTAAGGAGGGCGGGGTTTAGTCATCAGGGCGCACTGGAAAGACTATAAGGGATTTGGTTGTCTTAAAAGCCACAAAGGTCATCTGATACGTTGTCGAACTCTTTGATGGAGTCAGCAACAGTCTTGGGTGACCTTTCTTTAGGTTGAGGCAGCACCTCCCTAGAATCAGCAGCTATGGCTTCTTTGAGCTTCTGCTGCACTTCTGTTAGCTGTCCATCGACCCCTTGCTTAAGTTGCTCCTGCACCTTATAAGCTGAGTCTCTTAAGTTAGCATCAGTGGTTGGGCGGTCTTTAAAATACTTAGCGGCGTAGGCATCAGCATTATACCTGGCTAAGGTGGACTCTTCATAAGTAGGCACAGGCACAGGAGACTTGCTTGCTACAGCTACTCGGCTCTCATCTAGTATGTTGGTAAACTTACTCCCTTTGTCGTGTACTGAGTCATACCCTAGCTGCCTTAAGTTATCCGCTATGGTGTTTTGTATTCGCTGCAAGTTTTCTTCGGTAGGCTGTATTCCAACTTTTACCATAGAGGTCTCAATAGTATTTAAGAAACTAGAGTAGGTGGCTTTAGATTTCTTGGCTAAAGTTGATAAGGATTGCTTAGCTAGCTCAGGTGGTAGTCCTTGGGTTAGCGAGGTGAAAAAGGAGTCTTTAGATGAGAAAGAAGCCTTGGCATCTAATGTTGTCTCTAGGGAGTGAGATAGTGTGTAAACGCCAGGCTCGTGGATATCTAAGTGTGTTGTAGCCTCAGCAGCATTTTCTCCCATGCGAGCCTTGGCATACATCTCTGCTTGCTTTTTCACCGAGGTTGTGTAGAGACCTGAGCCGAGCTCCCCCCTGCTTCCGTTTAACGACAAATTATAGTGAGGTGTCCATTTACTAATGGCGCTCCCGTGGTACAAGGTGTCAGGTGGCTTAATTAGCTCGTGTCCTTCTTTAGCTACAGAGGTTTTACCAGCCTCCTCTAACACACCTCTAGTTTTTATCGCTACCCAATTATCACCTACACTTAGCACAGCAGGTTTTTTCACTAACCATTTAGTTACACCCGCGTAGTTATCTGGTATATCATATAGACTCTTTACCGTATCTATGTTTTTGTCTGAAATAGAAAACTTACCATCCGCTCTAGGTGCAGCAATAAATTCTCCATCTCTACCGATTCTTTTTAAATCAAAACTCTTTGCACCGCTAACTTTTCTAAATATAGTGTCCCCAGTTTTGTATTCAGGTAGACTTGTGCGTATTGTGTTTTCCATAAACTGCTGGGGTTCTATTGGCTCTAGTGAACTAGTTCCTAAAAATTCTGAGGAATCTAAGTTATGAAAAGCAATAGAAGGCCTTACCACTCTAGTACGTTTAGGAATTTCGTTGACTGGGGTTGGGCGGCTAATTACACTATTGTGCTCGTCTGCTATTGTCTTTATAAGCGCGTTCGAAGGAGTGTTTTGTTTAGCAGACTCATTAAAAAACCCATCAGAATCTCCTTTTAACAGTTGGCTTCCTCCTGGTATATCTGCTATAGCTGGATGTAAATTTGGCTTACCACCGTTGGCTAAAGTATCAGCAATTTCATTGGGAGAGGTGTGCTTTAACGCTGGCAATCCTGTGGGTTTTCGTCCAAAATCTACAGAGCTATCAAATATGTCCCCAAGCTGCTTTTGACTTTGCTCAATGGTGAGTTTGTGTCCAGCAAGTTCTTTGGCTGCTTCAGCGAGGTCACCTTGATTTAATTTAGGAGACTCATCCCCAAGTAAAAATGAGTGCACCATCTCAGAGCCTTCAGGGTCTATTTCTTGGGCACGCTTAGCTGCCCAGTACTTAAACTCATCACCAGGGGCTACTCTATAACGCTCAAAACTGTTGCTAGGATATAGGTGTATTGGTTCTAAAAGACCATGCTTAGTAATTTCATGTGCTAAGTTCTCGTTAATCGTTGGTTGACCTTCTGGTGGCTCTATGCTGTTAACGTCTGTTTGGTAAAACTCTGGTTTAGATATATTGGCTCTTGGGGGAGATAAGGGGGGAACTGGTTCCTGATTACTAAGCTCTACTCCCTTGATACCCGGTTTATCCCCAAGTAAAAATGAGTGCACCATCTCAGAGCCTTCAGGGTCTATTTCTTGGGCACGCTTAGCTGCCAATGCCTCAAGTTCATAACCCTTAATTGGGACGTAGCGGTCGTAGGTGGTTGTATTAAGAATGAGGGGTCTTGATAAACCGCCCTTTACTATTTGACTGGCTAGCTTATCTATTTGTTCACTGGAGTACCCTGGGTTATCTGGTACGTCTATGCTATTAACATCAGTTTGAGAAAACCTAGGTTTACCTTCTGGTAAGACTCTTGATGAATTAATTATCTTTGTAGGCTTAATCTCAGTTAGTTCTAAGGGTTTACCGACTGCATTAAACTGGCTCAAGTCTAATGGAAGCTGCTGTTGGTTTAAATGCTCCTTTAAGTCGCTCCACGTTACCCCTGAATAACCCTCAAGCAACTTGGGTTCAACATTTTCTATAGCCTGCACTATTTGGGTGTACGGGCGTAGGGTAAGTGCCCCTATGTCTTCTATGGGGTTTGCTGAAGGATTCCCTATGCCAATGTCTAACGAGACTTTTGAAGGGTTTGAAGTAGGGAGAAAGTCAACTAAGTTTTTAGGTGGTACTAATGCAGGGTCTATAGCTGGGGGTAAAGCACGCTGATTAACTACACCTTGATTGTCTACTTGTACAACCTTAGTGGGGGTAGCTGCTGCTGGGTATTCAAGCGTTCGAGGAATCTTGAGAGTTATAGGTTCACTAAACTCAACAGAGGGCTTCGACTCTAAAGTAGCTTGTTGTACCTCTGGCGCACCTGAGCCAAGTTGGGGTCGCGGTGTGTTTGCTGGAGACTCAAGTTTGGGTGTACCAACTCTAGCTCGTCTTATAGCCTCCTCATTTAATTTACTTAAGTCTAGCCCCAAGTCATCTGGGGGCGGAGTAGATTTACCAGGTTTAAGAAACCGCTGGGGAGACTCTGTAACTACCTCAGCTATGTGACTTGTGTCTCCAAATACCGCACCAAGCCCAGCTCTAAAAGCATGGTTAACTACTTCATTACCTGGGTTAAAGATATAAGTGGCAGTTTGTATAGCAGCCCCCAGTGGGTCTCCATAAAAAGGAGAGTTCCTATGAGTGCGTGGATTGTAGAAAGCTTGGTTCTCAGACCTGCTGGGGTCATCAATGTTTTCCTTGGGTTGGTTGACATCTAGTGGGTTAGCTGACCCTGTGAGTGCTCCTAACGCAGTACTCCCTTTAGCATTCCAATTTACCCCAAGAATGTTAGACGGCTTTAGGAAGTCTAGTTGCTTGGGTAAAAATTGAAGAAACCCGTCTTTTAACCAGTTCTCGCTGGTTTTTTTATCAACACCAAGCTTTTGTAACCCCGCATCAGCTAATCTCCCAACATCTCCAACTGCGCCTACTACCGCGCCTGGGATAGCTGATAAGATATAATTGATGCCCCCGCCTAACCCCGCTCCGTAGTATCCAAAGCTATTGTCTGCTGGGCTCAGACTCAAGAGACCAGCGGCTTTACCTTGTCTAGCTTGCGCCTGAGCTTCTTTGGTTCCAAAAGCTATATTAGATAAGGCACCTCCAATTTGCTCTTGCCAAGGCTTATCTACCCTAGATACGTTTGGTAGTTTTCCTAAAGCTTGGTTAGCCCAATCCGAAGCTTGCTGTTGCTGTTGCGCCTGCTGGAGCTGTTGTTGGTTGGTGTCGTAAGCTTGATTAAATAGCTGCATCCCTTGTTGACTTACATCGCTTGAGGGTGCGGAGTTATAGATAGTGGGGACTTTGGAAGCTACAACAGGTTGACTAAAGTTAAACCCTACCCCTTGTTCTCTTGTGTCGGTGAACAGGCTTGGGAGAGGAGTTAGCTTTAGCCCAGAGTCCTCACCATCCTCATCCTCCTTGGGTTGTTCTGGAGAAGTAATTGGTGTAGGAGTGGAGGTTGGTATAAGTCCCAGTGGTGTTGGAGGGGAACTGGGGGTGGGCGAAGTGGGTGGAGCTTCAGTATCGGGAGCCGCAGCCTCTGGAGCTATTTGTCTTCCAAACTCCGCTTGAGTGGGAGCTGGGTTCTCTTGAGGTGCAGGCTCTTGGGATAGCGGAAGTCCTTGTATAGGCTTAGCTACAGGGGTTTTGACCTGCGAGTCTTCTCTTTGTTCATCTGTAATTAAAGACAAAATATTAATCCCACCCAACTTAGAATACAATAGTTTACTTGTGGTTACAGTGTACTAAACTCAAACTCCAAACTTAAGTACACCAAGGAAGTGGGTGAACCTGAACTGCCAAGCCAAGTTACAGCGCCTGTTGTAGTGATATACAAGGACACGACAAGAGTTGTGCTTGAAAACCCAGCAGGCGCATTTATAATGATTTGTCCTGATGGTCTATAGCCTGTTGGTAAAGTAAAGATGACTCCAGTTGGTGTGGAAGAACACGCAATTACACCAGATACCTTCACCAAGCCATCGCCATACTTAGCATACGATAAACTGCGGTAGCCTGAACCAAAATTACTCCAAGGAGTGCTTAAAGACACCAATGTCCAACTTGTGTCCCCTTTGACAAAGGCTGTAGTAGCTAGCTGGGTTGTGCTTGTGCCTGTTGCTGCTGTAGGGGCAGAGGGTGTGCCTGTAAGGGATGGAGAAGCTAAGGGAGCATAGGTGCTAGCAGCGACTGAAGTTGTCAAGTAGCTTGCCAAGCTGGATATAGTAGCGTACGTAGCGGCAGCGGCTGTTTGAGTCAGGTAGGTAGCTGTTGCAGTAGCGGTAGTGAGATAGCTAGAGAGGCTAGAGATGGTGGCGTAGGTAGCTGATGCGGCAGCGGTGGTAAGGTAACTGGAGAGACTAGCTAAGGTGGCGTAAGTGCTAGCGGCAGTTGCCGTAGTTAGGTAGGTGGCTGCCGCAGCTGCTATGGTAAGATAGCCAGCCAGAGAGTTTTGGACAAAAGCATCAGTGGCTATTTGTGTTGTGTTGTCTCCTGTAGTAGCGGTGGGCGCAGTGGGAGTGCCGGTGAAGGCGGGGGAAGCTAAAGGAGCGTACACGACAGCACTGATGCCGGGGTTTAAGCCGCCGTTAGCAAAGCCATTGGTATTGCGGGCGCCGCCGGTGATGTTGAAGGCTTTGGCTCTAGCGACCCCAGTTTGGCTTTTAAGTTTGTCCAGAAGTGCTTGGGCTATCTTCTGCTGAATGGCAGCTTGGTCTGGGTCATCTAGGTACGACAAAGCCAAGATAGAGGCTGCTGTGTGCTGTACGGCTGGAATTACAAGGTCAGGTAAACCAGAGTCAGTGCCGTCAACTCCGGGTAACTGAGTGCCTTGGAGGGCGCGGATATAGAGGCTACACGGGCGGGCGATGGTGGGTGAGACAAATAGGTTAGAGCCAACGACGCAGTAGCTGGGGACGCTAGGAAGGCTCTCTAAAGGCTGAAACTCAAGTTGGATTAAATTGTCTCCATATGATGACCCAATGCTCTGACGCAAGGACACCGTGTAGACCTGGAGCACTGAGGCTGGCAACACGTAAGCCGCGTCTAGGTAGTTGGTGTCGGTGACATTGGTTTGTAAGGTGGTCTCGAATATGTTGGCTCTAGTCTCCTGAGCTACGTTGGTTATCGCAGTGTTAATGGCATCAGTGGCTATGGCGGCTAAGGAGCCAGAGGTACTACTTAGGAGACTCTGTTCACCTATGAGAGCTAATACGGCGTTGGTAAGCTGAAGTTGTGTTTTGGGCATGGGCTTTAATAATCTTAAGAGAATTTAAAAGAAAAGCCCCAGGGTGACCCAGGGCTTATTGTAGACAACCAAATTTAACTATACCTCTAGGGGTTGCTTCCAGTTAGCTTTGCCGTTAAGCCCGCCGGGTAAGATGGTAGCTTTGGCTTGGCTCTCTGGGATATCTATCTCTTCCCACCCTTGCACAATGTCGTTAGCATCCTTTAGAGGTCTCCAAACTTTCACTGTGGGTGGAGTAGGAGGGGTCTCAGGAGATAGAGTTACTTGGGGCGCTGAAATGGAAGTGTCAATCATAGGTGCCTCGTGTTATAATGAAGGTGTAGTTTAAGGAGAATGTCATGAGTACTGTAAAAGCATTAGTATCCAAGGTACAGTTTGGAACAGTTGAGGTCGAAGGGTTACTATTGCCAGATGGTAGCTTCGGTGTAGCTGTAACAGAAGCTAACAACTTACTTACGTTTTCAGCCCACCAGAATCACGCGTCTAGACAGGTGAAAGCTTTACTGGGTGAGGGTTTCCAGCCCACCAAAGTTGCTTCAGAGTTAAACCCAAATGCTGTAGTAGTTTTAACCTTGGCTGAGTTTGAGCTACTGGTACGGAAGCTAGACCGCGCTGGTAACAAGAAAGCACAAGAGTTAGTAGACGCTTGCGTAGGATTATCTTTTGTACAAAGGTTCTCCGATGCTTTCGGAGTCAAGTTTGAGAAAGCTGAGCGTGACCTTTGGCTAGAGGCTCGTAAGGGACACCGAGAAAGCTTTCATCCTTTGTACACCCAGTGGCTTAAATCCGACCAACCAAACCGCAAAGACTATGGTGCGATGGTAGACAAAATCAAAACCTATGCTGGAGTCCCCTTGATTCCTGTTGAAGAGTATAGCGCCAGTGATTTGAAGAAACTTGAAAATGCGTATGTAATCTACGACAACAGGAGACGGAGAGGGGAGAGCCACTGGGAAGCACTGAAGAACTTATAAACTAAGGAGAGCCTCGGAAGTCCGGGGCTTTCTTTTGTCTATACGTCAGCGCTAGGAATGACTGCGTTGGTGTGTACGATGACCGCGTTGGTGGGACGGTAGATACGTGCGCCGTACAAGGTGGAAGTCACAACAGCGTCGGCTAAGTACAATGTCTCTCTAGAATACTCGGTCTTGGGCTCCATTAGCATGGCGAGGGAAAAGGCTTCCCGGTTCATGTAAATCGCTGTGTGTACTGCTTGAGCAGCAGCCCCACTGTTGTTAGCTGTACCCCAAGTAACAGGTAAGGAAGTCGCAGTGTCTTGGGTTGGGTAGTACAGTTGACCTGTGCCAGTGACACCGGGTTGGGGGATGTAGTTTGGTGAACCAGCAGTGTACCCGTTGATATAGGTAGTAGCTGAGTTTGCCTGAATCATGTTGGACATATAGACAGGAGTACCAAACAAAGTACCAACGACTCCGTTCTCTAAGGGTGCACTGGTGCGATAGAACATGGAGGTTACTTTGTCCAGAGCCAGCAGCTGAGTGTACTGGGTGGGACTGACAATCCATACGCGGTCTTGAGGAGGGACAAACAAATTATCTAAGGCAAGTCTAGCTGCCAAGATAGCATTGATGTCGAAGGGATTGCTCACTTCAGTTCCGCCAATGGTACCTGTGCTAGAGTTGTTGATAACTTGTGTGCCACCGATTGCTTGGATGCCAGCGCGTAAGCCAAGTAAGAAAGCGTCTAAGTCTCTCTTGATGGCGTAGGCAGCTTCTTTGGCTAGGTTAGCAGCCAAAAGCCCGCTGGGGTCGAGCATTATGGAAGTGATGTCCTCGGTCATACGTAGAGGACTCCTTAGCTTTCACTAAGGGCTAGACTATAGCTTCAACTTTCGTTGCCTGGCGTTAGTGTCGTTGAGGATTCTATAAGGTCACCTTTCACTGTGAGTTGCTTAAGCTGGTTGTAGATTTCGTGGTCTCTATCTGTTGTCCTTATGTAGCCTGAGGCTCGTGAGTCTACGAATTCTAAAAGTAACCAAGCATTTTGTCTCTTTAGTTGAAGGTAGGGAACGATGTAACCAAGGAAGCATTTGACTTGAGCCATTCTAGCTATCCTAATTCTCATACGTTGTTTGTGTTGTCTGTTAGCATCCCTATGAAACTTGTGATGATGCTTTGAGTAATCAACATAAACGGAAATGCCATGTAGTTGTAGGAAATCAACTATTGCTTGCATTACCTCGTGGTTAGTGTTTGATAGGTCTACTTGGGGTCTGTAGTTTAAATGCCCTTTGCTTTCTATTTTAGAGAGCGCTAATGTACCCTCACCGTCGTAAAACCCCGCTAACCATTCCCAACTTATATTGACCTGCGAATTGCCCATTGCTCTATCGTACATTTGTCTTACCTATTAGTCCTATGTAACGCTTTAGGGGTTCCTCGCATTTTGCCAAGTTTATCGTCCCCTATGTTAATTATAGCATGGGTTAAAGGACGTCTCAGTATACTGGTCGATTACTACAGACCAGCTTCCTGCGTTTCCTACTTGGAGGGTCACAGGGGTACCAGCAACCTTACGATTTGCTCCAAGGTGTCCCAGTGTAGGAATAGTAACAGTGTCACCTTTCTTGCCGTCAGGAAAGCTAACATTCATAATCCACTGACGCATCAACAACTCTTGTTCGAGTTCCCGACGCACCATAGTAGCCCACTGCTTCTTAACCCAGCTAGCAACTGTTGCCTTGGTGTACTCAGCACCTCGGTACGTTGCTTGTAAATTGTAGGTTGTGTTTGCTGCATTGGTAAAAGTCATCTAACTTTAGTCCTCTATAAATCGGTTTTCTAGGACAGCTTTCTGTATGCGTGGTAAGTTTCTTCTGTATTCTTCTTTAGACATACGCAATACTTCAGATTTCCTTACTTGGTCTACTTTGGGCTGATTGGTGTTCATGAGTCGCCCTGTTTGCTTAGGGGCGGCTTTCTTGGCTGTCTGGGGCTGAGTTTTGCTTAAATGATTCCAAATGGCTTTAGCACCCTCGGCTGTATTAAACTCAGGCTGTTTGTCTTGAGGTAGGCTTTGGTAGAAGTCCCTAACCTGAGTAATGCGTTGGTCATACTCAGTTGGCGTTACACCCCAGTCTCTCATTAGCTTCATTTCGTCTCTAAAAACTTGTAAGCTATTTAAGACTTCTATGGCTTCGTTAGGCTCAATACCAAAGTTCTCTTTAAACTCTTTGGCGAACCCAGGGCTTACTTGCGTCCCCGTTTCTTCAGTTTGTTCATCGCTCCCTTGGCTTTCGCTTTCGGCTTGCCCTTGGGCTTCAGCATCCCTAGTAAGCCACTGTTCGAGTCCGCTGCCATCGTTGGTGCTGCTTTCTTCACTTGTTGATTCTCCTTGGTTAGCTAGGTTAAAGTCAGTGGTCACCCCAGGCATACTTGGCCTAGAGGCGACATTAAATTGTAGTGGCTTAATGTTGGCTAAGTTTGCGTCAACATTAGCGGCTTGAGTAGAGTCTTGGCTAAACATTAGTTATCTCCTGCATTGGCTGTCTAAGTATTGTCTTGTGGTTGCATCATCGCTTGCTGGGCTAAAGCTAGCTGCTGGGGCGTTAGTTGAGCCTGGTCAGTGGGACTTACGCCTTGCATATTCATAGCGACATTAGGAGCTTGACCTGCGCCTACCTTAGCCGCAAAAGCGTGTTTCATTGGTTTACCGCCGATGTGCTCTGCTTGTTGTGCCATCTGTTGTATAGTAGATTGCCCAGGAGGTGCTGAAAGTTGGGGTTGATTTGGATTGGCGTTGGGGTCGCCTGGTACACTCTGCTGAGGATTGGCTTTCACAATGTAGCGACTTGGGTCATCAAAGCCAAACTTGGTGAGTAAGTCGGTGTATAAGTTCTGCCAATTAATGAGAGCTTGGAACTGAGGAATCTTAGTTACTAAGGTTAAGAAGTCTTGGATATAACT